GGGCGTCCGTCGTCTTGAACTCGAACGGCACGAGGCGCGGGGCGTAGGAGTGGTCCTTGACCGGGCCAAGGTAAATCGTGCCGGGGCGGTTGTCGAAGCCGCCTGTTGCTTTGATGAACCCGTTGAACGCCGTGCGCAGGCCGACCTGATAGGCGGCGGTGTCTACGCGAGCGTACATCGAAGGGCCGACTTCGCCCTTCGCAAAAGACGGTTGGATTTTCTTCGCCATGTTACCGGCGAGCCCGAATGGTGTCGGCGTCGCGCTCCGGCTCGTCGATCCGCTGGGAAGCGGAGAGGCCCGAGGCACGGCGGAAGGCCACGGCTGCGGACTTGATGTTGTCGTCTTTGATCGAGCGCTTGCCGGTCAGGGCGATCGCCATGTTGGCCGCGAGCAAGTACGCGAAGAAGTCGACGAAGTGCGGCGTGTAGCGCGCGGGGTTCGTTTGGCGGAAGGTGTAGACGCCGACAGCGTTGTCGACGTTGGTGAGGATGCTGTTGTCCCCCACGTCGTCGACCTCGGTCGTAAACGGGTAGGCGTCGTCAGCCCGAGATACCTGCTCCAGCCGACGCATGGCGATGCAGTTCACGGGGTAGACGTAGCGGAAGTACCACTCGGGCGGCGGGTCCTGGTTGTGCAGGGCGAGTGCCGCGCGAGCGCGGGCGAAATGCCAGTCGTTAGCCTCCAATGCCATGTCCAAAGTCTGCGCGTACCACAACGAAGCCTGCTTGGCCTCGGCGGACTTCTCCTCGAAAGATTGGATCGTCGTTGAACGACCCAGGTTCGACAAGGCGATATTCGCGATCTGGACTGAAGACAAAGGCATTGGAGGCCCTCTAGCCGGGAGTTACTTGCGCTTCTTCGCCACTGCGGTCTCGGACGTTGCCGCCGCTGCCGCAGCTTCTTCAGCTTCCAGGCGACGCTGCTCGGCTTCGAGCGGGTCGACAGCCGGGGCCGCCTCGACGACAACGGGCTCGGCAGGCTTGCCAAGCGACTTGGCGTAAGCTTCCGCGTCGAAGGTCTCTTCGGTGCGTACCAAGTGGGACATGATCGGGCGGTTCGGGCTCGGGGCAACGTGGGAGCCCGAGTAGATGACGGCCGACTTCGGAAGGAATTGGAGCAAGTGCTCCGGGATTTCCGAGGGGCCGGGGAAATACGAGGTGTAGAAACGCCCATCCGGGGCGAACCAGTTATTGCGAAGAACGACTTGGGCCATTGGGTAGGTCTCCCTTCTCTCCAGGAAATCCCGGCCCCCCTTTCGGAGAGCCGGGTTGGTTCACGTACTCTGCGTCGACCCTTAGAAGGTCTGCGCAGCCGGCAACGCCTGCCAGTTCTGGGCGTGTGCGAGCGGGACGATCGACACGTCGACAGCGCCGGCCGTGAGGACCGCCGTAGCGACGTTGTTGAGGACGCCGAGGAAGCGCTCGTAGGCGACGCCCTGGTTGAGCGGGATCACGCGACGGAAGCCGGCGACGAGCTGGGCGACCGGGATCGCTTCAGTCGAACCGTGCAGGGTCGAGGTGCCGTTCGTGGCGAGAGCCGCCGTGTCGTCGGACACGACTTCGAAGACGACCGTTGCAGCGCCGCCCGAGGTGGCCGTGGTGCGGATCGTGATGACGGCAGCCAGGGGTTCGCCATTGCCGATCGGGCGGCCACCGTTCGAAGAACCGCGAAGGTTGCCGAGGTCAATCTGGTCGCCGATGACGTTGCGACCAAGGGCGGTCGGAAGCGTCACGTTGCGGGCCAAGTCGGTGTACTGGTCGAGGATCATTCTCTTTCTCCTGTTCGTTTGAGGCCGGGGTCGGGGGCCTGCCTAAGCAGACCCCCAGCCGGTTAGGTGTTCGGGACCAGCGCTTCGTCAGCCGACAGTGCGTCGACACGACCGATCGGGATGCCCTGGAATTCGGACACCATCTTACCGCCGACGTTCTTGTCTTCGAGCGTCGCGTTGGTGACGGCGTTCGCGATCTGCTGGCGAAGGATCATGCGCGTGTTGCGCGACATGTAGAACTTCGCGTTGCACTTGGCGAACGACGGGATGCGCTCCATGGCCTGGAACATCAGGTTGGGGAGGTTGGCACCCGTGGAAGCCGTCGGCGACAGGTCCGACTTGTCGATGTTCGGGATGCGGACAGCGTAGCGCCAGTCCTTGACCGTGAGGCCGAGGTCGAGGCGGTAGTGCGTCCGGTACATCTCTGCGCGACCGTTGGCACCGTCGATGTTTTCGACCGTGACGCGGCCCTTGTCCGTGATCTGGAGGCCAGCCGTCGAGCCCTTCGGCACGATGCCGTGGATGGTCTCTTCGCCCCAGCCGATCAGCCAGATCGAGGTGTTGTCGGTGCCTGCGCCGCCGCCATGGATGACGTTTTCGGCCGAAGCGGCCGAGGACGCCAGACGCGTCGAGTAACGCGGGGCGAGGCCCGTGATACGTTCCGGGTTCGAGCGTTCGCTTTCGTAGATCAGCGCGCGGGTCGCTTCCTGCGAGAACGCTTCGATGAACGACTTCTCTTCCGAGAAGCGCCATTCGGCGTCGTTGCCGTTGAGGCCGGCCAGTGCGTAGTCGATCTCGGCGTAGGTCTCGATCATGCCGGTCTTGTCTTCGACCTGCACGGTCGTCGACTTGCTCGGCTGGACGCCGCCGTACAGACGACGCCACGTAACCGTCGGGAGGCCCGTGCGGATCGTGGTGAGATGGCCGGTCGGCAGGTTGCCTTCCTTGAATACGATGTCGTCGAAGATTTCGTTTTCCTGCGCGAGGATTTCGACGACCTTCGCGATGCGACCATCGGGGTCCGTGATCTTCGCAAGGTCCAACAGTGTCGGACGGGTTACGTTCAATGCGGCCATCTGTGCTTACTCCTTTTTCGTTGACAGGTTCCGGGATACTACTTCATTCCAGAGGCGTTGTAAAAGTCTTTTGCGGACACGCCGCCCTTGGCGCCGGGCGCCGAGGTGCCAGCGACGAATTTGTCGTCCGACACGGCTTTGCCCAGGCGCGTCAGCAAACGGATGACTTCGGGGTGGTTGCCGGCGCCCGTGACTTCGAGAGCTTCGGCAAGACCCGGCGTGGCAAATTCGGAGGCCAGGGCCTTTTTGGCGAAAGCCAAGCTTTTCTTCTGCGCCGCTTCGTCGCCGCCGATTTCCTTGTCGGCTTTGAACCCTGCGACCCATTCGTTGTGCGTCGCCTCCCACTGCGACTTCAGTTGCTCGGCCGACTTCTGCTCTTGCTTGATCTGAAGATCGACGAGCTTCTGCGCCTGCTCCTGGGTCAGGCCGAGTTCCTTGAACGCGCCTTCGTATTCGGCGCGAACTTCGTCGGGGACCTTGAAGCCGTCGGGAAGCTTGAACTCGTACTTCTCGGGCGGTCCAGCCTTCTTGTCGGCTTCGCCATCCTTGGCCGCCTTGTCGTCTTTTGCGGCAGCAGCCGCCTGCTCGACCGTCTTCGGGTCTGCCGCACCGACAGCCGCGTCAGCGGCCTTCGGGTCGGGCGTAGCGCCAGCGGTGGCTTTCGGGTCTGCGGCGCCGGCGCCGCCTTCCGTCACAAGGGTTCCTTCCGTCATTTCTCTTCCTCCTGGTTGGTGAGGGCTTGCTGAACTTTCAACCGCTCCTCGAACTCGTCACTCATAACCTTATAGGCATCGGGCATAGATTTCAATACCCATTTGTGGAGGAAACGCCCAACGTGTTTCCGCCCTTCGGCGTAGGCCATGGTCAGGGGTTTCTCGCCGACAAACGACGAGTTGAAAAGTTGGCTCTCCGTCAGCAGCTCCCATACGACCGCGCGGCCTTCGTAGGTCTCCAGCAGTCGGCGCATCCAGCGTTCCCATTCGAGCTTCTCGCGCGCGGTCTTGCGCTCGTGCGCCGCTTGTGTTTCCTCGGGCAGGACGTCCAGCTCGTATTGCATTTATCGCGCTCCCTGCTTGGCGAGCCCTTCGGACACGCCGTCGAGGATCGACTTGCCGTCGCTCGTGCGCGTCTCGCTCGCCGTCTTCGCGGCGTCGGCAGTGGCGCCCAACTGTTCCACCATGGCCGCCTGTTCCTGGGCTTCCTGGGCCTGCTTGCGCGACGCAGCGACCTGCTCGTCCGAGCGAACCAGGGAAGGCGGCGTGCGGAGCTGCTCGGCGTAGACGTCGACCGCTTGGTCCCCGTCGAACTTTTTGCCGTCCGACAGCCCGGCCTGCATCAGCCCGCCGACGAACGTACCCAAGCGTTCGATGTTGCTAAGGCCAGCAGCGCGCTGGGCAACGGCCAGGGTCGAAATGTACTCGGGACGGATTTCGCGCCCTTGGAGTTCTTTCGGCGGCAACGGCAAGATTTTACCGCCGCCCGCGAGCCGATCCAACTCGGTGAGGCGAATGTAGGTGTTGTCGATCAGCGGGTTCAGGAACTCGCCAAATAGCTGCGTGAGCGGAGGCCCGAGCTGAAGCAGGCGCTCCTGGTTGCGTTGCGTCAGTTCGAGCTGGTTGCGGGGCTGCACGCCGTCCATGTTGGAGATGGCGAGGAACAGATCGACATAGTATGCCCGATCGATGCGGTCCTCGCTGCGCTTTTGGTTCGCGCCGAGAGCCTGCACGTCGGGACGGATTTCGTAGACGGGCTTCAAGCCTTGCGAATTGCCGTCGAGGTCGAACAGCGTAGCGCCGCCCGGCAACTGATTGATGGGCGTATTGCGGAGCGTGGCCGGCCCCTGGAGCGGCGGGTGGACGAGCTTGTCGATCGCCTGGGCCAGACGGCGTTCGCCGACCTGCAAACCCTTGACGTCGCCAAGCGCCGTCATGCCGGGGCAGTCGGTGCCGTAGATGTCTTCAGCCGTGACTTCCCAGCGCGGGACGTAGTAGGGGAAACGATCGTAGCCCGACTTGCGCAGGAACTTGCCTTCGGTGTCAGAGGGCTCCCAGTAGATCGAGGCGAAGCGCTTGTTCTTCGCGAGGCCGGGGCCGGGCTTGTAGTCTTCGTTCGGCATGACGCAGTGGCGAACCGTGCGCCACGCGTCGTAGTTGCCGCTGTCGTAGGCGGCCTTGACGCCAGCTGACACGTTCTTCATCCCGAAGCGCTTGACCATCTGCAAGACGGTCATCTGCCATTCGCGATAGACGGTATCGACCCGCAGCTCGCCGTTCTGGGCGATCGCGTAGCTGCCGACCGAGTGGGCATAGAAGCGCGACACGGTGTCGAAGTCGTCTTCCTGGTACATGCAGCCGGTGCCGAATTGCACCATCTCGCCAAGCATGACGGGCGCCATGTTGTAGAGGTTCGACGAGTTGAACACGCGATTGAGGACGCCTTCGACTTCGTAGAGGTATTCTTGGACAGGCTTATACTCGGCCAAGTCCGGGTCGTCGATCCCGAGCGCAAACCATTTCGTGGCCGGCGACATGATGCCCGACAGGAGCCCAGCGCGTGCGACCTTGAGCGCCCACGACGCGCGCGAGTTGATGATGCTCTGGTGCGCCTTCTCGCCGCGATTGCGGTCGGTGACATTGAACCGCCCGCGCCGGGGCTGCACGAACTCGGCCAGCTCCCGGTAGTGCTCGATGAACGACGAGCGCTCCTGGATGACTGCGCCGAAGCGCTTGTTCAGGTCTTCGACCTCCTTGCTGGGCATTACGTAATACCTCCTACATGCCGAGGAGCGTTTTGCCGCTCGTCGAGACGTCGCCGGTCAGACCTTGCGCTGCGGTCAGGATGGTCGAATTGCGACCGCTCGCAAGGGCGGCGCGCTGGCGCGACTGGCTACGCGCCTTCGTCACCTGGGGGTCGACCTCGGTCGGGGGCGGCGGCGGTGCGGGCGGGGGCGGCGGGGGAGCCGGCATCGACGGGGCAGAGAAGCACATTGGTCAAGCTCCTTTGTGGAAATACTGGAATGTCTGCCCAGCATAGTCGTTCTCGGCGTACTTTGCAAACCCGAGTTTCGCGATCCAGGCCAAGCGTTGGGGAGTTGCATCGCTGCGCTCGGCGATGCCGATCGCCCCCGCGAAGAACTCCTTCCCCTCGTCCGTCGCCATGAAACGCAGGACGCTCTTGGTCATGTGGATTTTCTTGCGTTCGAGCGAGGCGTGGGAGAGCGTCTGAATTTGGTTGAATTGGTCGACGCCGAAGAGATACACGGGCGACAGCACCATGCCCGCATCGACATAGGCGAGCTTCTTCAAGGTGACGAAGCGCGAGCGGATCGCCTCCCGGTCCATCCCCATATGCTCCTTTGCCCACTCGATGTCTTCCAGCGTGTACTGGTGGGGGTCGTTGAGGATGTAGTCGATCACCCCGAGCTTGCCCAAGGCGCTCCAGTTCGTCGCGACGATGACGGTCATTACAGTCTCCCTTCCAGAGGATTGTAGTCGATGTTGGGCTTTTCGTTGACGTTGTGGCCCGCGAAATCGTTGGCATTGCCCGGCGCCACTTCGGCCGCAAACGTGAGGGCCAGACCGTCGGCGATGTCGGGGCTGGAGTAGCCGCGCTCTTTGAGTTCGGCTTTGCTCTCCAGGTTGATCTTCTGCCCGTTGGTCGTGTACCCGAATTGGCGGGACAGCAGTTGCTCCTTCAGCTCGCGCCCAGGCGACCCTGCACCCTGGTCCTGCGGCAGACACAGGCGCGTGCCGAGCGCGTCGCGGACCTTGCCCCACATCTCGTCGACCTTGTAGCGGTAGGTGTTCGTGTCGGTGGGCTTGCCGCCGAAGTTGACTTCGGTCACGGGGTAGCCGAGATGGCGAAGCTGGTCGACGACGCCGCCGCCGATCCCGCCGCCGTCGACGAAGATCATAGCGACCCGATGTCCGAGGTTGCGGAAGAAGCGGATTTTCTCGATGACTTTGCCGGTGAGCTGCACCGTGTCGATGCCCTTGTAGCGATCCTTCTCGCTGAACCACGAGCGCGCGTCCATGCCCTGGCGCGTATAGATCACGCTGTCGTCGTCGCCGAAGCGGGCCACGTCTACGCCCAGCACGATCGGGTCGCGGTTCAGGGGCGGCAGAGGGCGCACCATGGCGTCTCCCACCTGATCGCCGCCGATAAACTGCGTCGAACCCTGCGCCGGAAATTGACCCAACACGCGCACCTTGACGATGTCGCTGTCGATGCCGAAGTCGTCGACCATCTTCTGCTGTTCTTTTTTGTTCGTGATGGCGACGGAGCGCGCGTCGATCATCCGAACCGTGTAGCGGTGCTTCTGGCTGCCGACGCAGTTCTCGTAGAACGCCCCAGTGTTTCGCGTCGGGTTGCCGAAGTCGAACACCATGGGCTCGCCGGTCATCAAGCCGCCCTTGCGAACTTCGAAGATGTTCTCGCCGATACCCGAGGCTTCGTCGAAGATGTAGAAGCTGGTGGAGTTCGCGGCATGCTGGCCGGCGAAGCTTTCCGAGTTCTCTTCGCGCGACGTCTGCGCCGTGACCACGCCGCCGAGGTACTTGCTCTTGAGCGCCATTGACCCTCGGCCGGCCGAGTAGTCGGCCCAGTGCGCCGTAAGAGATTTGGCGTGCCACTCCCCGAGCGTGGCCCAGGTCTTGGTGCGAAGCTGGATGTCGGTGTTGGCCGTGACCGTGCCTTTGCAGCTCGGCCGCGTATCGATGACGAATTTGATAAGCCACGCCACCATGACGGACTTGCCGATGCCGTGCCCCGACGCCGTTGAGTACATGATCGGCTCGACGGGGTCTTTGCCGTTGAACCCTCGCGCCTTGATGTCGCGCCCGAGCTGGTCTAGGAATTCGCAGGCCCACACGTCGGGGCCGTATTCGCAGCCGTAGCGGGACTTCCACGGCTCGGCCAGCTTCACGAGCTGGATCGAGGTGTCGTTGTTCCAATCCCAATTGAACATGACGTAGCCGAGCGGGTCGGCGTAGAAGTCCGTGATCGTGTTGGCTAGCTGCGCGTCGGCGGATTGTTTCACGCTCGCCATTTGACGGGCTCCAGCTTCCAGGCGTTGGCCTTCATCAGACGAAATATGTAGTGGTTAGCGTAGTCGAGGCACACCGCTCGCCCAGAACGATCGACGCCCCAGTTGCCGACGTGAGCATCAGCTTTAAGCCACGCCGGAATACGCTTTGGAAGCACCGACCAATCTTTAATAGGCCAGCACCGATCCATCACGAGGTACTTTCCGCCTTGCGACAGTCGACGGCATGGCACCAACCAGCGTTTGGCTTGAGCTTCAAAGTTGTGCGACATGTTCTTCCAAAGGTCGAACTCGGTGAAGTTGTCGAACGCCGGCAGCTCGCGCTCGACCTTGACGACTGTCTCGCTGTTAAGGGCGCACAGGTACGTGTCGCGCGTTTGGCCGCTGCCGAGTTTATCTGCCAGCACAAACTCCCAAAGCTCCCCTTCCTGCACAGCCATTACGCGCGCCGACGACGTCGAAGGCGCGGGTAGATACCGTATCCTGCGACTACGGGCGGCTCGCCCCCGCTCACGTTCCCGAAGAAAAAGAAGATGTAGAGCGCCGAGTTCATTGCGTCGCCTTCCACGCCTCGTAGTCGGCGCGCGTCGCCGCTTCATCCCAGTCCGTCGCGTCAGCGTTCAAGACTTGGAACACGGTGTCGCCGTCCTTGATATGCGCTATGTTCGGGTCGAAGGTTTCGGGGTCTGGCATGGTGTCTCCTAAATCCGGTACATGCCGGAGGTGACGAGAACCTGGGTCTGCGCAACGCCGCCGTTGACCAGCACAACGCGCCAGTAGCGCGTGGTGAGGAACACGCTAAGTTGAACGGGCACGTTCGCCACGAGCGTCGCCTGGGCTGCGCGCCGCCAGTTCGTGTTGTCGGTCGAGAACTCAATACGCGCGCCGTCTGCCGCGCTCGCTTGGTCGGCCACGAAGGTAGCGGCGACGCGCTGGTTGACTGCCGTGGCGCCCTGGTCGCGGCTTGTGCCGGTGAACGTCGCACCGACCGCGAGGTTGGTAGCGGTGTCGGCGTTGATCGCTGGGGATAGGGTCGTGATCGACCCGATCGTCGCCGTGACCGTGCCTTGCTGGGAAACGGGGAGCGCGTTCTGCGTACCCTGCGCCCGGACGCCTTGCAGATAGACCGGCGTGTTCGCGAACTTCTCGACGCTGATAAATCCGATCGTCCAGGTCGTCGTGGACGCGGGCGCAACCGTCCCGTTGAAGCTCCAAATCCAGACGTACAGCGGCACGTCGTCGTCGGGCAAGTTCTCGTAGCGCGATGCGAGCGAAGCAAAGTTGCCCGCCGTGACAGACGCGCGGAGCGAGTTCGAGAAAAACGCATCGCGGCCCGTTAGATCGTTCTGGACGATGACGCCAGGGGAAGCGGTTGTGATCGTCGTCGGCACCGTGTCGGCGTCAGCCCAACCCCGGCGCTGGGTCGTAAAGTTGATGTTGGTGGCCGTAGCGCCCGTCACAAGGTTGCGCACGAAGTTCCAGCCAAACAGCGTCAGAGTGCCCGTGCCAGACGCAGGCCAACCGGCGACAGTGAAGGTGATCGACGTGCTGGCGACAACCGACGCGATGGCGTAGCGACCCGGCACGCCAGCCGCACCCGTGATGCCTGCAAGGTTGATGAACTGCCCGACGTTCTGCGCCGTGTAGGTGTGACCCGGCACCGTGACCGTTACGCTTGTCGCCGAGTTGATCGTGTAGGTCAGTCCTTGACCGACCAGATCGGCCAGCATGATCGCAAGGTTCTGGTTGGCAATGCGCTGCGATGCCACGATCGACGCGCGCATACGAAGCGAGCCGCGCCACGATAGCGTGGT